CTAAGCCGCCCGGTTTGACTCCACGCCGACAGGGGCGCGGAGGAGGGCGGCCATCAGGTCGTCATGCATCACGTAGCGGTGGCCGTGCTGCGAGCGCCAGGGCAGCTCGCCAGAGGCCATCATCTCGTAGATCTTGGTCTTCTTCCAAGGTGTGCGGGCGACCACTTCGGCGACCGTGTACGCTAGCTTGTCACTCATCCACGGTCCTCCTCATCTGAGCCTTGGTGACGGCGGGCTTGTTCATTTTGGTCTCCCGCACGAGTCGTGCGCGGACGTGGGGCCCTGCCCACGCTCGCTCGTCTCGCTCTGCCCTGTGGCCCGGAGCGCGCGCAGCATCGCCCTGGCGTGAAGGTGGGCGCTGTCTATGGATGCGATACCGTTGAAGTGGGCATTGTCATGCCAGTCGCCAAACGGCTCAGCCAGTGCGTAGAGCGCTACGGTGCTGTCATGAAAAAGCCAGTGGGTGAGCTGGCGCGCGTAGGCAGGGTCTCCATCAGCTCGTTCAAGCATACGCCCGAACAGCACTCGACCGCGCGTACCTAGCGTCTGGTAGAAGGCCGCTTCTGCCGACCTGCTTCGCTTGGTGGTCACGCGGCCTCTCCATCGAAGATGGACGCTTGAACCGGCTTAGGTGGGGGATCCTCGAAGAGCCGGGGCTGGCGGTGCGCCTCTTCGAGCCACCGGCAGGCCATCTCGAAGTAGGTCGGGTTGCGCTCGATGCCGATGTAACGGCGCCCTGACTGGATGCAGGCGACGCCGGTCGTTCCGGATCCATTGAACGGATCAAGGATCATGTTGCCGCGCTCACTTACGACGTCCAAAAGGGCAGCCATCAGTGAGACAGGTTTTTCGGTTGGGTGCCGCCCAGGGCCGCCCGCTGTGGGCGCAACCGGGAACACGTCAAGGCGTCGTGCCGCGTTCCGTGACGCTTGTTCGCGCGCCAAGCTGACCGTCTGGTCTTTGGCCTTAACAGCCGCGGCGTAGCTCGCCAGAAACTCCTGATCTGGCTGGAGCACTACCTGCAGAACAGCCATCTGCTCGGGCGTGGGCAGGCAAGCAGCCTCCTCCCAGCGGTAGCAGAGGCCGGTTTTCTTACCGCGCACGGCGATATCCACGGCTCCCTTAGACAGGCCAGCGGCCTCACGCAGGGATCGCAGCCGCGCGGCGAACGCCAGCGCCTTAGGCTCGCATACGCTCCAGATCTTCGTGGGGTGGCAGTAGTAAATTGGCTCGTACGAGTAGAACATGCCGTCTTCGGACACGCGCCCGCCGAGCTTGTTCCACACCAACTGCCGGACCTCATCGAAGAGCGCGCCGAGCAACGGGTCCAAGACCTGCCGTTTCTCTTGGGCGAAGAACGTGAGCAGAGTGTCCGATTTCTCTGCGACCAGAGGCAGCCAGGACATCGTGAACCGCGCAAGTTCCCGCGTAGTCATGTCGTCCCATTCCTCGCCGAGAACACCGTAGGGTGGGTCCGTCACGACGGCGTCGACCTTGCCGATCGTCGGCAGGATCTCCCGGCAGTCGCCCAGGTACAGCGTGGCGTCGCCGATCTTCTCAACGCGAGGGCTCATCGTCCGCCCTCCGCGTTGGAAGAGGTGGGGGCTCTTCCCTCTGCTGCCGATCCATTGACCGGTTGAGGTGGAAGAGCGGCGAGGGCGCAGTCCGCGAGTTGGTCGGCCTCCAGGCTGCTGAGAAAATACCCCATGTGTTCGAGCTGGTGGTAAAGCTCGTAAGCGAGCCCGTTCCTCAGCGCTTCCCTGGCTTGCGCCAGAACCGGGTCACTCGACGGGCGTGTGGGCGAGCGCTCTTGGGCGTCCGCGCACGGCTCGCTCCGGGAGGAACCCCCTCTTCCTTCCTCTCCCGATCCAGTGACGGGTTGGGGTAGAGAGGAGAGGTGTTTGTCGAGCGTCGTGCTGTTGGCCCACGCCTCGTTCGGATAGACGGGGTCGCACTTCGCCCAGACGTCTTCCTCTGGCCTCTGTCCCTGCGGATCTAGCGCGTCCACGAAGCCGCAGCGGTAGCCCTCGTGGAAAGATGCCTTCAGCGCTTCCCTGGCTTGCTCTACCCCAGCGTTCGTAGGGGCGGGGGAATGGAGGGCGGCGAGGACTTCGCGCAGAGCCGATTGCACAGCTGCTTGCCCTTGAGCGTCGAACCGCCACGGACGTTGCTGGAGCAGGTTCTGCTCAACGATGGCGACCGACAGGCTGAGGTTGCCCAGCATGCTCAACCCTCCCAGTAGTTGATGTCCGCGAGCGCGCAGGCCTCCGGGCCTTCCTCGCGTTGCCAGGGCTCTTCCCAGTAGGTCGGAGCGGCCTGGGCGGCGTACTCGCAGACGCTCTCGCCATCGGCGAACGTCTCGCCAGCGACCGCCACCATCTTCTCGATGAAGCGGCGCTCGAACTCTTCCCGCCCTACCGCTTCTCTCAGGGGTTGTGAGGGGGGAGGATTGTCTCTCCCAGGGTCGCATCCAGCGCCCTGCGGCGCGCGGGAGCCCATATCCCGCGCTGCCTCCAACGGCGTGACGACCTGTTGGGCTTGGCTTTCGACGGTCTGCGGCTGGTCGCCCCAGAAGAACTCACCGCTGCTTGCGATGTACGCCTCGATGGCTCCGCCCGCCGTTCGGTACTCGGTCTTCAAGCAGACCTCACCGCTGGCCGACATGAATAGGCCAACCGGGCACTCCGCCAGCGAGACACGGCGACGATAGCCAGGCGCAACCCTCAAGGCCGCAACCGGGTCAGGTGACGGGCCTTCGGGCGAGCGCGGGATATGGGTTCCCGCGTCCGCGCACGGCACGCTCTGGGCGCGCTCATTCTCTTCTCCCAAGCGCTCGCTGGAGGGGTTGGGGGTCATTGACTCAGCCATGCTCGGCTTCCTGTTGAGCTTCGCGGAACTGGCGTGCCGCTTCATGGGTGATCAGCAGATCGAGGCCTGAGCGGAGACGGATGCAGAGACCGTCAGGCGCAATCTGGACCTCATGGGGCGGGAGGCGCTTACGGACGGAGCTGTAGGCGCTCAGGAAGTCCGTGGCGGCTTGGGCGAGGGGGTTCATGCGCCCTCCTTGCGGACGACCTGCCCGCTCAGCTTCTTGCGGAGGTCGGTCGGGAATGGGCGACCCACCAGGCGGCTGTTGCTCTTGATCGGGCGCTTGGAAGCCACTGGCTCCTCGATGAGCTTCCGCTGCCGCTTCGCCTTGGAGATCTGCCAGATGTCCTGGCGGGTCTTATCCTTGTGGTGCGCGTAGCAAAGCACGATCAGATTGCCGTCTTCCTCCGAGCCACCGAGGGCCAGAGGGATGTCGTGGTCGATCTCTAGCCGCATGGTCTCAGTGCAGCCTTCGCGGGCGCACTGGTGGTCGTGTGCGTCTAGGATGCGCTTGCGACGGGCCGGGGTCATGGCCTTGCGGGGCGTGCCGTCCAGCAGCTCGCGGGCGATGAAGAGCTTCATCAGGCGGCCTCCGAGGAGACGTTGTTGGCGTCTCCCCGGCCCTGGTCGCTGTCGTGAAACTGTACGCCGTGCTGCGCGCCGAAAGCGGCGATCAGCTCCAGCAGGTCGGAAAGCTCCTCCTTGGTCATGTCGGAGGTGCGCATGCCGAGGGGCACGTAGGTGCCAGCGTCGAGGCCAGGGACCACGCGCGCCTTCCGCAGGCTCGCCGTGAACACGTCCTTCCAGTCCTCGGGCGTCAGCTTCGCTCCGTACCACTCGACCTGTTGAGCCACGTCCGTCAGGCGGGCCCAGAGCGCGGAGTTCTGCTCGGTCGTGCGCCGATCGCGCTTGAACTCCACCAGTGCGCCGTCAGGGGCGTGCGTCAGGAAGTGCATCGCCCTCTGACGCTCCCGCCGATTGATCAGCCTGAAGAGGACGCGGCTCATGGTCAGGCGGCCTTCGACGCTTGACGATCCGCAAGCTCGCGCCCGGAAATAAGCGAAGCGCCTGCCTCACCCAGGGAAGCGCGAAAGGCCTCGTCCAGGCCGGCTTCCTCCTCGGCTACAGCGGCAGCGCCAAGCAGCTCCTCGCGGCGCGAGTGGATCATGTCGCGAATGGCGTCGAGCCAGCTCAGCGGCAGGTGCGCCGTGCGCTGGTCGAACTCCGCCTCCCACTCAGTCAGGCGCGTGATGTCGAGGCTGTTCAGCTCCTTGCGGATCTGCTCGTCGTCGCCGTCGCGCTTGGCTTGGGCGGCCTTCTTGCGCTCCACGATGGGCGCGAACTCCAGGGCCGGGGCTTCGCTGAACTCGGCATCCTGCGCGGGCTCCTGCTGTTGCGGGGCGGCGCGCTGGGGCTGCTCCTGAACGATGTCGTGAACTTCCTCGGGCACGTACATGCCGGAGGTGGCGCCGGGGCACACCGTGCGGACGCCCTCGCTCACCGTGCGGGCGCGGAGCATCTGCCGCGGGTACTTGGTGTACATCGCGTTGTTGGAGAGACCGGCCTTTTTGGCGCGATCCAGCGTCCAGTCGATGCGGGCAGAGCCGCCGGCCGGGTGACTGAAGGTGGCGTCCGCCTTGGCGTCGCTCAGCTCGTGCCACTCGACCTTGCCGCCGCTGGCCAGGAAGTCGCGCAGCATGGCGTCGGCCTTCTTGGAGGGGCGGTTCTGGATGATCGAATAGTCCTGCGCCGCGGTCGCCGGGTGGCGGCCTTCAGCCTGGGCCACGAGGCACAGGGCCAGCGCCTGGTCGGCGTTCTTGACCCCGAAGAGCTGGGAGGCGGCGAAGGCCTTGGCCATGCGCTCAAGGTCGGAGACGGCGTAGGTCGCCGTGGTGGTGGTCAGAGCGTTCATTGCGGGTGCGCCTCGATGCAGGTGGGGCAGACGACCAGGCTCACGGCCTCGCAGAAGTCGTCTGCAGTCGCGGGCTGGCCGCACAGGTCGCAGAAGGGGGAACTGGACGGCTCGACACTACAAAGCTCGAACACCGCCGCTTCTGCGGGCGTGAAGGGAGGGGTGAGGGCCAGAGCGTGCTCGGGGAGCCGCTGACCTGACTGGTAGGCGGTCCACCAGTCGCCGGCCTTCGTGAGCGCGCTCATGACAGCACCGCCCGTTCGATGCCGATCAGCAGAGCCGCCGCAAGGACGCCCACAGCAGCCGCGATCATGTGAGGGATCACCACAGCCTTGCGCCGGGTCAGGGTCTGGACGCAGCGAGCGCCGAGCTTTTCAGCGGGGGAGAGGAAGGCCTCGCTGGTGAGGATGACGGTTTTCACGTGTCCCTCCCTTGGGTGCGGAGTTCGTTGGCGTGAAGGAAGGCCAGCACGGCGCTAGCGGCGCGGGTGGCGACCTCGACCTTCGTTTCCAGGGTCAGCGGGCTATCGGGGTGGCTGAGGCTGCCGATCAGCTCGATGGCCGATCGCATCGCCTTGTGCTCGCCAAGCAGCTCACTCAGCGTGAGTTCGCTCATTGCGCCCTCGTGTTCTGTTCAAGGATGGCTTCGATGTCGGCCGTAGAGAGGGAGGCGATCTCTTGCGCGAGGGCGAAGAAGCCTCCGTCTGGGCGGGCATCCGGCCAGGGTTCGCGGTTGTCGTTCGTCGCGCAGGGCGGCTGGGTGGTCACGGCGTCCATCACTCGCCCTCGGCTTGCTGACCGACCTCGGCCATCTCCAGCCGCGCCCGCTCCGTCAGCACGGCGATCTGAGCCCGCTGTTGCGCCACGTGCGCCTCAATGATCGGGATCGCGAGCGACCACGGCACGTCAAACAGCCGTTGTGAGTTGTGACCGCTCGGAACGCCGAGTTGCAGGCCAGCTTGCCGCCGCCCGAAGGCGTCCCGAACGTCGGGGGCTTCGCGCCGATCCTTCGCCTCGCGCAGCTCCTTCAGGAGCCCCTCGGCGGTCTCGACCTCGCGGTAAGCGAGAGCGATGTCCATTGCGGTCTGTTTGGTGATCGCAGCCATCACGCCGCCCTCGCTTGCTCAGCCGCCCGAGCCCAGGCCTCAGCCTTCAGGCAGGCGTTGGAGAGGGCGCGGATAGCGTCAGCCCCGGTGAACGAGACTTCGCCGTCAGAGCCGGTGATGGTGAGGACGGGCCAGGGGCCGCGGTCGTCGTAGGTGACCTGCAGGCCTTCGCTGTCCTCGCGGTAGTCGCGCGGACCCGGCAGGCCCAGGTCGTAGGCGTCGCCCTTGCAGGTGCTGTCGATCAGCGTGCGGGTGCGGGGGGCGATGTATCCGGTGCAGTCGGGCATGGATCAGCTCCGTCGTTCGATGGAGCTAGAATATCGGGCGGTCCGATAATGTCAATCGGGAAAGGCGATATTTTCCGATACGCCGATGCGCACGCCACCCTCAGGAGGGGCGCGTTCGATAAGGCTGAGCGATATTTTGGCGGTTAGCGGCGAGCGCGGGGCAGGCGTATCGGCGGCGCCGGCCGGTCAACGGGCTTGTACGCTCCGATCACCACGTAGGCGATCTCCGGAGCGTCTTGGTCGTCATCGTTCAGATAGATGGGCGCCTGGTGTTGTGGGTCAGTAGACCGGGGCCACAGCGCGATGCGGCCTTCTGCCTCAACCATGATCTGCTTGATGGTGGCCTCGCGCAGCTCGCCTTGTCGGGCGTAGACCACCACGAAGTCGCCGGAGCGCACGTCTGTGTCCGCCGCCGAAACGACGCACACATAGGTTCCGTCAGGAAACTCAAGGTTCACGGAGTCGCCGATCACCTTCAGGTAGCGGCGCGGCACTCGGTCGTATCCAGGCGTGGCGATAGCGGGCAGCACGTATCGGTCCTCCGGAGAGTACTCAACCGCCAGACGGAAGGTCCCGCCCTGAACCTCGCCGACGACCTCAAGCTCCTGCGCAAGTAAGGGGCCACGTTGAGCGCTTGTCCCTGCGGCAAAGTAACCGTGGGTCACGCTTAGCACCCTAGACAACTGGTCCGTGTAATCGCGCCAGCTCTCTAGCGCTCCGCGTTCCCAGTCTGAGACGACCGACTGCACCACGCCAAGGCGGTCAGCCAGTTCTTTCTGGGTGAGCCCCGCGCGCTTCCGCGCCTCGCGTATGCGCTGTCCGGTTTCCACGTGGGCGCTCTGAGTCGCTGCGTTCGCCATAGGGCGCGCAGTAAGCACAGCGCTCATCGACGCTCGCCCGATATTTCGGGGCTTGCGATAATCGATAGACGCGATATTATCGGATCATGTCCGATACAAACGTGGTCCTCCACCTGAAAGCGCGGTTCGGCACGCAAACGCGTGTGGCGGAGGCCGCTGGCATCAGACCGCACACCCTTTCGGAGCGCAAGGAGCGCAACACGCTCACTCATGAGCAGATGCGGCGCATCCTGCGCGCGGCTCCTGAGATGGGCGTGGAGATCTCGCCTGCGGACTTCTTCCCTGAGTTTGCGCAGGAACCGGCCAAGCCGAAGCGTTCGCGGGGCTGATCGTGGCCCGCGAGATCCCGCTCACCAAGGGCAAGGTCGCCATCGTTGATGATGCGGACTTCGACTGGCTCAGTCAGTGGAAGTGGATGTGCAGCAACGGCGGTCGCGCTGTTCGCGGCCCGCGCGGCGAAGAGCGATACCCCAAGCGGCATCGCCTGATCATGATGCACCGGCAGCTGCTGCAGGCGCCGGACGGTCTTGAGGTCGATCACATCGACGGCGACCCGCTCAACAATCAACGCAGCAATCTGCGCCTGTGTACGCACCAGCAGAACATGAAGAACCGGTCCGGCTATCGGTCCGATAAGCTCAAGGGCGCGTTCTTCAATCGGTCGATCGGCCGCTGGCAGGCTGTGATCGTCTGTGACGGGCGGCGCCATTACCTGGGAACCTTCGGCGCGGAGTTGGATGCCGCCCTGGCTTACGACAAGGCTGCTCGTGAGCTTCACGGCGCATTTGCCCGTTTGAACTTCCCGGACGAGGCCGCCTGATGCGCCTGGGTCCGCTCTTCATCTTCAGCTTCTGCACCAGCTTCTGGTCTGCAGTCGCTTTGGGGGTGCGCCATGTCCTTGGCTAGCACCTCACTCAGCATTCCCGGTCGCACGAGCCCAACCAGTCTGGCCGGGGCCGGCGAGAGCCTGCGCGTTTCCTCCCGCGTGCAGGCTCTCCCGGTGCTTTCGATTGAACCGCGCTGCCGCTCGCCAAAGCGACACGCGTTCAAAGACATCTTCGCTCTGGGACATCGCCGTCAGAAGCCGGTCCCGAGCAATCAACGCATCACACTGAGTTCCCACCTCCATCGCTGCCAACCCGTCCCTGTGACTCGTCGTCCTGCGGCCCTGCGCCGCAAGCGAGGCATTCATGGCTGACGGGATGGCGGATTTCATGGGGTACGACCCGCAACCTTTGCGGTTGACTGCAAGCCTAGGTGAAGCAGTCAGCCAGTGGCTGAAGCAGGAGCATCCGACGAACACGGCAAAGACCGTGGCGCGGATGATCGACTGCGACACCCGCACGGCCGAGAACATCGTGGCTGGGCACCTCTCATCGGTGACCCTGACCAAGCTCCTCAAGGCCTACGGGTGGTCTCTCCTTTCTGCGGCGGGGGCTGCAGTCATTGGCGAGACTTACGAAACAAGCATCGCCCGAGAAATTGAGGACATCGCCAATGAGAGGCGAAAACTGGATGCGCTCGAAACGCATCTTAGGGGCCGTTACGCGCGCCTGCGCGCTCGTCCCACTGTGGGCTCTGGTGGCCTTCGCGTGGCTTCTTCGGAAGACCCTGACGCCGGCCGCTCGGATCGCCGGTACGGTTGAGGACTTCGCCCTCACCCTGATCGAGCGGCTGCGGGGGGAGGGTTAACCATGTTGACCCGCTTTCCCAAGCTGCACGCCTTGCTGACCGGCGAGCCCAAGCCCCTGACGCTGGAAGATGATCCGATCGTCAAGCGCCTGCGCAAGCGCATGGCTGAAGCCCGCGCGGCTCACCGCTCCTGCAAGCCCTTCCAGGAAGAGCTGAGCGCCTACGTCCACTCCCTGCTGCGGCGGGGTGGCTGATGACGCTCACGCTTCCCTGGCCGCCTGCGGTCAACAACCTTTTCCTCAACGTGCGCGGCAAGGGCCGGGTGCAGTCGCCTCGCTATCGCGGCTGGCTCGCCGAAGCGCTTGCAGCTGTGCGAGCACAACAACCGACGCGCATCGTTGGTTCCTTCCACGTGCGCGTTTTGCTGGATCGCCCCGACCGTCGCCGCCGGGATCTGGATGGGCTTCTCAAAGCCCCGCTGGACTGCTTGGTGAAGGCCGGCGTGGTGGAAGACGATAGCCTCGCCCAGTCCATCGCCATCGCCTGGTCTGACGCTGAGCCCAAGAAGCCGGGCGCCGTCCGCATCTGCGTGGAGGGCGTCTGATGGCGAAGCCTTTCCGCAAGCCCGATCGCAACACGGTCGTCCAGATCATCAAGGAAGAGGCGCGGGCGCATCACGTCTCGCCGGCCGCGGTGACCAACGCCAGCACGCGCCGCAAGGCCGTCGCCGCTCGTCAGAGCGCTATCGCCCGCATCATCCAGGAGACCGGCTGCTCAGAGCGCGGCCTGTCCATGGTGTGGGGTCTCGATAAGTCGGTGATCCGGCGCGTGATGGAGGAGGTCGGGCGCACGACCCCGGCGTGCGACCAAGACACACTCTCCCGGCTGGCCTGGCAGTACGGCTGGGCTCGCGCCCGCCTGATCGCCGCCGGCCAAGATCCCAAAACCCAAACAGACCTGAGCGCCTGGGCGCGGCTCGGTCAGAGGAGCGCAGCATGAGCTGGACGCCTGAACGTTTTGACGAGATGGCCCGCCTGTGGGCGAACGGCTGGTCTGCCTCTCGGATCGCTAATGAGTTGGGCGGCGTCACCCGCAACGCGGTGATCGGCAAGCTTCATCGCGCGGGCATGAAGCGAGCGGCGCCATCCAAGCCTGCGAAGCCGAAGGCTCCGCGCCCGTCGCGTGCTGTGGCCCCGAGGCTGGTGATTGCTGGGCGTGGCGCCGTCGTGGTTGTCCCGCCGGCTGGTCCGCCGCGCAAAGAGCTTCTGGCCCACGCCTGGCAGCCGCTGAAGGTCTCCACGCCCAAGGTCTGGACCGAGCGCCAATTCGGCGAGTGCTGCTGGCCGGTCGGCGGGGAGGGCGCGGAGACGCTGTCCTGCTGCGCGCCGGTCCACAAGCAAGGCTGGTGCGCAGATCACTTCCGCCTGGGGACCAATCCCCAGCCGAAGAAGAAGGCCCGTTCCCTGGAGCGCATGGCTCTGCGAGCTGCGGCATGAAGCGGCCCACAAGATCGCAGATTGTTGTGGACGGTGAGGGCGTTAGCGACAAGTTAACGCTTCGTAAAACGAGCGAAGCAGTAAACAATGTTCGCATGATCTTCCCTCGCTTCATCTCCATTGCTTTGCGCAAATACAGCGCTCAGCCGGAGTCGCGAGACGCCGCTTGCCGCATGTTGCTGATGAACGCCGTGCGGCTGTGTGTGGCGCATCTCGGTCGCAAGAAAGCGGCTGAGCTTGTGCTGGAGGCGCTGAAGTGACTGTCGCCACCTTGCCGATGAGCGCGCCGACGCCGCTCGCCAACATTGACGCCGAACTGTCGCTCGTTGGCTCGCTGCTGTACGAGAACAAGCTTGGCGAGCAGCTGGCCTATGTTTCGGCTGAATACTTCTATGACGGCTTCCTGTCTCGCGTCTGGGAAGCCTCCATGGACCTCATCAGCCGCGGAGACGTGGCTGACCCGGTCTCCGTGGTGGAGGCTCTGGGCGAGGGCGGCGAGGAGCGGGGCATTCTGGCTCGCCTGGTGGCCGACGCTACGCCGGGCTCTGCCAAGACGCACGCCGACATCGTGGTCAACGCCGCGCGTCTGCGTCAGGTGGCCGGCATTGCCGACGATCTGCGCCAGGCGGCCCGCAGCGGGGCTGACGCCTTTAACCTGATCGCCAACGCTGAGCGCGACTTCGCCCGGCTCGTGCAAGAGGCCGCGCCGGCTTCCACCAACCTGATCGACGCCCGCTCGTCCGTCCACATGACGCTGGACGAGATCGACCGGGAAGCCGTCCAGGGGCGCGCTCGTGGCGCCATGACCGGTCTCCGGTGCTTTGACCGCCGCCTGCGTGGTCTGCGCCCCGGCTGGCTCGTGGTGGTCGCTGGTCGCCCTTCGATGGGGAAGACGGCCCTGGCCCGTGCAGCGGCCTTCGGCTGCGCCCAGCGGACCAAGCATCAGGTCGTGTTCTTCGCCCTGGAAATGGCTCGCCGGGAGCTGGACGAGCGGACGTTGTCCCAGATGAGCCACATGGCCGGGGACGGCATCGCCTACAAGGATATGAACGGCGACACGCTGGACGCGTCCGATCGGGCTCGCCTCCGGGATCTGGCCCACAAGGTCCCGACCAACTTCATCATCGACGACAGCCCGATCCTGTCGGTGGACTATGTCCGTCGCCGGGTGCTGGCCCTGAAGCAGCGCGGGCCGGTCGCCGCGGTCTTCATCGACTACCTGCAGATCATGGACCGGCCGGACGCCAAGGGCCGCAACGAGGCCTCCGTCATCGGTGAGATGACCAAGGGCCTCAAGCAGCTCGCCCGCGAGGCTGAGACCTGCGTGGTTCTGCTGAGCCAGATCAATCGGGGCGTCGAGAGCCGGGACGACAAGCGCCCGCAGCTGTCAGACCTGCGGGAGAGCGGCGCCATCGAGCAGGACGCCAACGCGGTGCTCTTCCCCTACCGCGAGGTCTACTACCTCGAACGTTCCGAGCCCACCGAGCGCGGCAAGCGTGCGGCTTGGGAGGAGCAATGCGCCCTCATGCATCGCCGCATGGACGTGCTCGCCGCCAAGGTCCGCCAGGGCTCGGTCGGCAAGGACGAGCAGGTCTACTACGCCGAGTACGACCACATCGAGGATGCGCCGGAGGACGGTCAATGACTCCGGTCGCCTTCCTGAAGCAGATGCTGGCGGCCGGCGTGGATCTGGATACGGCCATGGCTGCGGCCGAAGCGTTCGAGCGGAACGCCCAGGCTGAGCACGACAAGCTCGTGGCGAGCCTTCTGGACCGCCTGTCTGTGGACGTTCGGGCTGAGCAGCGCCGAGCCAAAGACCGTGCTCGGAAGGCGGCTGGAAAGTCTGGAATTCCGCGGAATTCCGCAGAAACCGTGGAAGCGGCGGAGCCCAAAGAAAGGTCCCCCGAACCCCCTAAAGAAAATACCCCCATCCCCCCCCTAAAGGGGGGTACTTCCCCCGCTGAAGCTGGGGATTTGGCCGGAGAGGTTGGTTCTAACCGACACCCCGAAAAGCAAATCACTGACTGGGCCTCGGAGATTTGGGACTTCTGTCCCTCAATCGCGCGCCGCCGCAGCAGCAAGGCCGACCTCGAGCGCGCCCTGCGATCGGCCCTGAAGCGGGGGCAAGACCTCGCTGCGGTCACCGAGGGGCTTCGGGCCTACTACGCCTCGCCGGACGCCCGGAAGGACAACTGCCAGTTCGCCAAGGGGCCGCACGTCATGGTCCGCAACGAGCGGTGGGAGGCCTACGAGGCTGAGCCCGACCCGGTGTCCCAGCTGGTCGAGGAAGATCCTTGGCCGCGCCGTCTGCTGCAGTGGGAGCGCGCCGCCTACTGGAACTCCGAGTGGGGCCCGAAGCCCGGCAAGCCCGGGTACCGCGGCCCGCCGCTTGCGGAGCTGGCCGCATGAGCCTCGCCCACGCCAACGACGCGGTGGGCGAAGCCGCCAGCAAAGCCGCCCTCTGGGCCATGTTCCTGCGGGACAACCTGTTGGTTGCCTCGGCGAGCAGCGCCAGCCGCGAAGCCCGGTTGGAGGCCATGGTCAAGGTCGCCACGGACTGGAACCGGATGGTTCGGGCAATGACCGATCTGCTGGATGCCGCGCCCAACTCGGCGCAAGCCGGCAACGAGTACGACGCCAAGCTTAGGGACTTCATCGAGACCAGACTGGGGGCTGAGCATGAGTGAAAGTGCCTGGTACGCCGTGAGGACTGCGACGCGGAGGGAGCGCAAGGCTCTCCAGTCGCTGAACGAGTTCGGCTTCACCGCCTTCCTGCCGTGCGAGACGCGCTGGACCCATGACCGGAACGGCAAGGACGTGGCCTATAGCCCGCTCTTCCCCGGCTATCTCTTCGTGCTGATCCGCCCCAGCGAGATCCACGACGTGCTGGAGATCGACGGCGTCCACGACTTCGTCCGCTGCATCGACGGAAGCGGGGAGGCGGCGCCCATGCCGATCCCGGCCAAAGCCATCCTCACCATCCAGGCGGAGGAACGGGCAGGGGCCTACGACCGCACGAAGAGCAAGCGCCGCGTCTACCGCCCCCGCAAGGGCGACCGCGTCATGGTTGAGGCGGGCACGTGGCTGGGCTTTATCGGCAAGGTGCTGGCGACGCCTAGGGGCGAGCGCGCGCATGTGATGCTTGAGGGGCCGTTCGGCCGGGGCGTGACACTCAACTCCGACCAGCTGAGGGCGGCGTGAGCCCGACGCTTCAGGAGGAGTACATTCGCGCAGCCATTGCGCTTCGTTTCGGCCGGAGCGGAACGTACCTGTGCATGATCCCGACTGGATCTGGAAGGGATGCCTGGTCCTTCATCCGCAAGGTGGCGCAGCTAGCCGAGCGACACACCACATCTAGCGCCGCGACAACCTGACTCACCCAATTAGTTGTTGCAAAGCTTGCGCGCGCGAGGCATAGTCCAGGCTAACTACCGAAGCAGGTAGCGGGACGCCGGCTGGACCGCAACGCGCGGAACGAAACACTCCCTCAGCGAGGGTGGCCGATCCCCGAGGTACCGGGCACGACGCCGGGCCTCATCTGCGAAGCGGTGACCAGACTCCAACCGCGAGTGGGATAGCTAGCGCTCCCTAGCCCAACAGGCCGCGGTTGGCCCAAGACGCCCGCCCGACACACACGCTTCAGCGCTTTGACCAAAGAGGTCGGAAGCGGGCTCCCTACAGTGAGGACGCAGTGAGCTTCCTGACCGATAACCCGGACATCATGATTGCAGCGCTCGCCATTCTCGTGCGCCGCGCGGGTGGGTCGGTGACCATCACGGAAAGCGAAGTCCCCGGCGAGTTCAACCTGATGAGCAAGTGGGGCGAGGGCGTCCTGCACCTGGCGCTCGATGAAGGCGCTGAACTCAATCAGATCGGCACCGCCTAGCGGGCGAACCCATACCGAGAGGCCAGCATGAGCCTAGAAGCCCACCTTCGCCGGATGAAGGTTGGCCCAGCGGTGGCTGAGCGAGTGCTAAGGCTCAACCCGGACCCGCAGGAAGGCGAGCGCCTCCGGGGGCTGCACTACAAGCGAGCAGACGACCCGCGCTTCTGGTTCTTCATGATCTCAAAGGGGCAGTTCATCCGAGAGCGCGGAAGGGCGGCCTACGCGGCGTTACCACGGCAAGCGATTTACAAGCAGGGCCGGCGCGAGTTCGTCCGCAGCGTCTACGCCTACCAGCCAGCTTAGCGCCTAACCCGGAGCGTCCCATGACAGACGCCCAAGCCTGATGGCTCTCCGCGACTTTCACGGATTGATCCAGAAGGCCTTCCTAGACGCCTCATCCATTCCCTGGCGCACCTACGAACGAGACTGCTTCTGGATTGTAGAGAAGTGGGTCCGCCAACCCCACAAGCGCGGTGAATGGCTCCACGTCTGCAAGTGCGAGAGCCAGGACGAAGCCGAAGACTTCCTGGTGGGGAAGCTGACGCAGGAAGACTGAGCGCTGTAGCCCCATAAGTGGGGTTCAATCCACACGGCCCGGTACGGCTCCATCATGAGCCACATGACCGGTAAGCCGCAGCCCACTGAGACGCGTTCCGCCCGCCGCACAATCGGGCGCATGAACGACGACCTGAAGAGCTTCCTCCTCCAGCTGGCATCGACTGTCGTTGGAGGCCTAATCGTTTGGCTCGTCACCGTGATGGCGAGCGGATGACAAAGAGAGGCCGGATGGCCGACCAACCTGAAAATACAGGGCGCAAACAGGCAACCCAGTTCAAGCCCGGCCAGAGCGGCAACCCCAACGGTCGCCCCAAAGGCTCGCGCAACAAGCTCAACGAGGACTTCGTCCGGGCGCTGTCCGATGACTTCGCTGAGCACGGGGATGCGGTCATCGCGGCCGTCCGCTCCGAGAAGCCTGACGTGTACCTGAAGGTCGTCGCCTCCCTCTCACCGAAGCACGTCGAGGTGAAGGACGAGAGGCTCGATGATCTCGAACGAGATGAACTTGCTGCTTTCCTCGATGCCGTCCGAGAAGCTCGACGCGCTCGAGAGGCAGATAGCGAAGGCGCTGTCCACTAAGGATGAGGGCCGCAAGCTATGGACCTACTACCCGGCGACGGGGCCGCTTCGGCGCGACCTCTACGCCAAGCACATGGCATTCTTCGCCGCGGGTAAGGTCCACCGGGAGCGCGCCGCGATGGCTGCGAACCGGGTAGGGAAGACCGAAGGCATCGGAGCCTATGAGGTGACCCTTCACCTCACGGGTCTCTACCACACCGACGACTTCGCGTGGTGGCCTGGCCGGACCTGGGATCGCCCGATCAACTGCCTCTGTGGCGGAGATACTGGGACGACGACCCGGGACATCGTGGTCGCCAAGCTGCTCGGACCGGCGAGCGCGCGTGGCACGGGGATGATCCCCCGGGACATGATCAAGCGCATCAAGCCGGCGGCTGGCATCCCGGACGGGGTGGACTACGCGGAGATCGAGCACGTCAACGGCGGGCTCAGCATCATTCAGTTCCGCTCCTACGATCAGGGGCGGGAAGCCTGGCAAGGCACCGAACGGGATCTCGGCTGGTGTGACGAGGAGCCGCCAGAGAGCGTCTACACCGAGCTTCTGCTGCGGACGATGACCACCAAGGGCTCGGTAATCTCGACGTTCACGCCGCTGAACGGCCTCACCAACGTGGCGCTGAGCTTCATGCCGGAGCTGGCGCCGCAATGAGCAAGTGGGCGATCGGCATCACGTGGGACGACGTCCCGCACCTGGACGACGCGACCAAGAAGGAGCTGTGGGAGTCGATCCCGCCGCACCAACGGGACGCGCGGGCCAAGGGCATTCCGGCGCTGGGCTCTGGCGTCATCTACCCGGTGAGCGAGGAGCTTTGGACGGTCGATCCGTTCCAGATCCCTGCGCACTGGCCGCGAGCCTTCGCCCTAGACGTGGGCTGGAACCGCACGGCTGCTGTCTGGGGCGCTTGGAACCGGGATAGCGACACGGTCTACGTCTACGACGAGTACTACGTCAGCGAGGCGCCGCCGCAGGTTCACGCCGACGCCATCCGGGCGCGGGGCGACTGGATACCTGGGGTGATCGACCCGGCGGCTCGTGGGCGACAGCAGCGCGACGGCACGGCGCTCATGACCGAGTACGTGTCGCTGGGCCTGGATCTGCTGCCGGCGAACAACGAGGTCGAGGCGGGCCTGTTCACGGTCTACCGGCGGCTCGTGTCGGGTCGGCTGAAGGTCTTCAAGACCTGCACGAACCTGATTGGCGAACGCCGCCTCTACCGCCGCGACGACAAGGGCAAGGTCGTCAAGGAACGCGACCACCTGATGGACGCCGAACGCTACCTGATCATGTCGGGCATGGCGCGCGGCTGCACCCAGCCCGAACGGCACTGGGAAGAAGACCGGCGCGGCTACTCGCCAACGACGGGCTACTGACTGAGGAGCTTCGATGGAAGACGACGAACTCCTCGACGCCCAGCCGATGGAAGGCGAGGGCGAGGACAACCTGTTCGCGGAGGAGCCCGCGACGGCTGACCCGCTCGCCAAGCTCTACGAGATCGCCAAGACCCAAGGCGACATCTCGCATCTGCTGGACTCGACCCAACTCGCCAACCTCGGCGCGCGTGTGGTCGAGGACTACGAGCTGGACGACCGCTCCCGGGCTTCCTGGAAAACCAAGGCGCAGCGCGCCCTTGATCGCGCCGCTCAGGAAGAAGAGCAGATCAAGAACTACCCGTGGGACAACGCGTCCAACGTGAGCTACCCGCTGCTCACGGTCGCGGCCCTGCAGTTCGCCGCACGCGCCTATCCGGCCATCATCAAGAACGATGAGGCGGTGAAGGTGAAGGTGTTCGGCACCCCGCCCGAGAGCGCCCCGCCGGAAGTCCAGCAAGCCGCGTCGCAGGGCGACCGGCGCGCCCAGATGGCCGTGCAAGCCGCCACCGAGGCCCTGCAGAAGCGCCAAGCCAAGATCGCCCGCGCCAAGCGCGTCGGCGACTACATGAACTACAAGCTGTTCTACGAGATCGAGGACTGGGAAGGGGACACCGACGTCCTGCTGCACCAGCTGCCGATCATCGGGCTCGGCTACCGCAAGGAATGGCACGACCTGGACAGCGGTCGCTGCAACGCGGCCTACGTCTCGGCGATGCGCCTGGTGGTGAACCAGGACGTCAAGAACCTGAAGACCGCGCCACGCGTCACGGAAGAGATCCCGGACGTCTACCCGTACCAGATCGAGGGCCGCATCCGCGCGGGCCGGTACCGTCAGGTGAGCCTGCCGGCCACGGCTGAAGACGACCAGGCCCCGCGCATGCTGCTCGAACAGCACCGCATGCACGACCTGGATGGCGACGGACTGGAAGAGCCCTACGTCGTTACGGTGGACAAGGAGACCCGTCAGGTTCTCCGCATCGAGGCTGCCTACACCCTGGAAGGCGCTCGCATGGGCGGCGTCGAGGGCGAGGAGCGGGTGGTCGGCTTCGACCGCTGGATGCCGTACACGAAATACGAGTTCCTGCCGGACCTGAAGGGCCGCTTCCACTCGATCGGCTTCGGCCATCTGCTCGACCAGCTGACTGAGGTGGTCAACACCTCGATCAACCAGATGATCGACGCGGGCCATGCGGCTATCGCGGGCGGCGGCTTCATCGCCTCGAGCCTGCGTCTGCAAGGCGGTCCGGGCAAGACGAACACGATCCGTTTCCGGCCCAACGAGTACAAGACGGTCACCGTGGCCGGCTCGATCCGGGACGCGATCTACGAGCGCAACGTCCCGCAACCGTCGCCGGTCATGTTCCAAGTCCTGGACCTGATGCTGGGCGCGGCCAAGGACATCACCTCGACCAAGGATGTGCTGACCGGCGAGGCCAACTCCACGGCCCCGGTGGGAACGACCCTGGCGCTTATCGAGCAGGGCCTGCAGGTCTTCTCGTCCATCTACAAGCGGGTGTACCGCGGCCTGAAGGCCGAGTTCATCATGCTGTACCACCTGATCGGCGCGTACGGCGACCCGAACGACTACCTCGAGGTGCTGGACGATCCTGAGGCGGACTTTGCCGCGGACTTCTCCGGCGAGGGCAAGGACGTGCTGCCGGTCTCTGACCCGTCCGTCGCGACCAAGATGCAGGCGATGGGTAAGGCGCAGCTCCTCATGGGGCTGATCGGCAAGGGCGGCAACGACCGCGCCATCATGAAGCGCGCCTTCGAAGCCTTTGAGATCGACGACCCTGAAGAGCTGCTTCCCGTCCCGATGCCGCCGAACCCGGCCGTCGAGGCGAAGGCGCAGCGTGATCAGGCCGCGGCGGAGAAGGACGTCGCCGCTGGCCGGAAGCTAACCGCGGAGGCGGCTGAGATTGTCGCGAGAAACACTGCCGGCGCCAACCCTCGAGGAGTTCCAGGCATGGCGGGACCATCCCCTGACGAAATGGGCCTTGGCGGCGCTCCAGAAGCGCTCGGAGGACCAGAAGGCGGGATGGCTTGAGCACTCATGGGAGAGCGGCCAGGCCGACCCCCTGATGCTCGTTGAGCTGCGAACCCGGGCGGACGCCTACCAAGCTATCGCTGAGACAACCTACGAGAGGTTCTGTGAACTCCACGGCCAAGATCCCCGCACTGACTGAGTGCGACCCGGGCCTCGCGCCCACGGAATACAACATCCTGATCATTCCGGAGGTGATCGAGGAGAAGACCAAGGGCGGCCTGTTCCTGCCGGAGCAGGTGAAGGAGACGGACGAGCTGGCGCAGACGCGCGGCCGAATCGTCGCCGCTTCGCCGCTGGCCTTCAACTACGACAACTGGCCCGAGACCGCCCGTAAGCCGCAGGTCGGCGACGTGGTCTGGTACGGGCGCTACGCCGGCACTCTCATCGAGGGCCGCGACGGCAAGACGTACCGCCTGTGCAAGGACAAGGACGTCGGCGCCGTGGTGCTCGACGCATGAAGACGCCCTTCAGCTTCGGAACCGCCATCGCCCTGCTGAAGGAAGGCCGGAAGGTCAGCCGCGAGGGTTGGAACGGCAAGGGCATGTGGATCTACTACGTGCCGGAGAACAGCTACGCCGCCCAAACGCCGGCTGCTCGTGGTCGCTTCGGCGAGATGGTCCCGTATCGCGCCTACATCGCCATGGTGACCGCACAGGCCGACGTCGTGCCGTGGGTCGCCTCGCAGACTGACATCCTGGCCGACGACTGGGTCCTGGCCTGACGAACCCGGCCTGAGGGCCACACATCCACGAGGATTGCATGGCTGATGAAGCCGAAGACAACCTCCCGCCGGAAGGCGCGGAGGCAGAAGAGCTTGCGCCCGTAGAGAGCGGCGCTGAACAGCACGTCGAAGGCGCAGTCACCCCGCCTGAAAGTGCGCAAACGCCTTCCGAGGTCGAAGAGCTTGCCCGCGAGATGGGCTGGGCTCCGAAGGACCACTGGCGCGGCGACCCGGAGCAATGGAAGGACGCCAAGACCTTCCTGAAGACGACGGTCGAGATTAACCGCACCCTGTCGAAAGACGTTCGCGGACTGAAGGACACGGTCGATCGCCTGTCCCGCACCTCGGCGAGGATCGCTGAGCGGGCCATCGCCGAAGAGCGCGCTGCGCTGGAACAACAGTTCCGAGACGCTGTGGCGGCCGGGGACGAGGAGGGCGCGTACGAGGCGTCCCAGGCGCTGCAGCGCGCCACTTCGGTCGAACCCGCTGACGACCCGCTGGCCGACTTCAAGACCCGCAACAGCTGGTTCGGGGCGGACGAGGAAGCCACCGCCTACGCCGCCAGCCTAGGCGAGATCCACAAGGGCAAGCCGATTGACGAGCAGTGCCGCCTCATCGAGGCCGCGGTTCGCAAGCGCTTCCCGGAACACTTTGCGAGCGCGGAGCCGAAGCCCGAGCCGCGCCCGCAACCCCGCGCCCCGCTGGTCAGCGCTCCGCAGACCCGCTCCGCACGGCCCACCCCGAAAGAGAAGGGTGTCGCCGACCTTCCCCCCGAAGCCCGCAAGGCGGGGGAGGACTTCGTTCGCCGAGGCCGGATCGGAAGCCTCGCCGACTACGCGAAGATCTATTTCGAGGAGAACGCCTGATGGCGAACGAACAGCGCGCCCGTGTGAGCCGGGCAGAAGAGAACCAGGCCCAGCGCCGCCGTCGTCAGCCCGGCACCATCGACCGCATGGACGAGTTCGCCCTGACGATCCCGGATGAAGTGCAGGCCGCCAATCCCGACCACGTGTTCCGCTGGGTGCTCGATCGGCCGAAGCGCATGCACCAGCTCACCGTGCGGGATGACTGGGACCGGGTGGATGGCGTCGAGCCCATCCCGGACCACGCCGACAAAGCCGGCAATCAACTCAATCTCGTTCTCGTCAAGAAGCGCAAAGAGTTCTGGGAAGAAGACCAGAGAGCCAAGGGCCAAGCCCTGCGTGAGCAGGAGCAGGCGATGGTGCGCAAGGCGTCGAACGACCCGCAAGACGACCGTCCGGCCGACGTCTCGTACGTCCCCGACGGCAACTCCATCACATCGGGCTTCACGCCCTAGGGACCCATTCACATGGCGAACACCAACATCGCCACCGGCTTCAAGCCGGTCGGCGCTCGTGGGGGCTCGTACTCGGGTCAGATCAACCGGTACTATGTGCCGGCTTCTGACGCCACGGCCCTCTTCATCGGCGACCCGGTCGTCATCGCTGGCGACGGCGACACCACTGGCGTTGCTTCCGTCACCCGCGCCACCGCTGGCACTGCCGGCCGCGTGACCGGCGTGGTGGTTGGCTTCGACCCCGATCCGACCATCCGCACGAACGGCTACCGCGCCGCTTCGACCGCCGCCTACGTGCTGGTGGCCGACGACCCGGACCTGATCTGCGAAGTCCAGGAAGATGCCGTCGGTGGCGCTCTCGCCGCTGTGGACATCGGCCTGAACGCCGACATGATCGCCGGCTCGGGCTCGACCGCAACCAAGCTCTCGGGCTTCCAGCTCGACACCTCCACCAAGGCCACGACCGCCACCCTGCAGCTGCGCATCCTTGGCTTCGTCCAGCGCGCGGACAACGAGGTGGGCGCCAACGCCAAGGTGCTGGTTCGCTTCAACACCCCGACTGAGACCGGCGCTGCCGGCTCCACTGGCGTCTAAGGGGGCCGGACAACATGAGCACGATCACGCGTTCCGCCCACCCGTCGGCGCTTTGGCCCGGCGTGAAGGCATGGTTCGGCAAGTCCTACGACGAGCTGCCGGCCGAATGGTCCCAGGTGTTCGAACAAGACACCTCGGACAAGGCCTACGAAGAGCTGGTCGAAACGACCGGCTTTGGCCTCGCCCCGCAGAAGTCGGAAGGTGGCTCCATCAGCTACGACACCGACGGCGAGGGCTACAAGTCGCGCCTGACGCACGTCGTCTACGGCCTCGGCTACATCGTTACCGAGGAAGAGCTTGAAGACAACCTGTACAAGGAAGTCTCCGAGCGCCGTGCGCGCGGCCTGGCCTTCTCCATGCGCTCGACCGCCGAAGTCGTTCACGCGAACTACCTGAACACGGGTTTCGCGGCGAACGGCGGCGATGGCGTGCCGCTCTTCTCGGCTTCGCACCCGACCCGCTCGGGCACTCAGTCCAACCTCCTGTCGGCGGCCGACGTGTCGGAAACCGCCCTGGAAGATGGCCTGAAGACCGTGCGTCGCGCGAAGAACAGCCGTGGCCTGGCTATCAGCCTGCAGGTGAAGCGTCTCGTCGTTCACCCCGACGAGATCTACAACGTCACCCGCATCCTGGAGTCCCAGCTGCGCGTCGGCACCAACAACAACGACATCAACGCGATCAAGGCCCTCGGCAAGATCCCGGAAGTCGTTGAGATGACGCGCCTGACGGACACCGACGCCTGGTTCCTGCAGACCAACGCCCCCGAAGGTCTGAAGTCCATGTGGCGCCGCAAGGTGACCCTGGAGAAGGACAAGGACTTCGACACGTCCAACGCCAAGGCGAAGGCCACCATGCGCTTCGCCGTCGGCTCGGGTGACTGGCGCGCCATCTTCGGCAACGCCGGCGCCTAACAAGCTCCCCTGAGCGAACTCGGAGGGCGCGGCTTCGGCTGCGTCCTCCACTCTTTCCGCGGAGGCGCTGATGTCCCGTGACGCCAACGCAATCTGCGACCGCTGCGGCTTCCAGCGCAAACACCACCAGCTCCGCAAGGAGTGGGACGGGCTCATGGTCTGCGCCGAGTGCTACGACCCGCGCCCTGTCCACCTCGACCCGCCTCGCATCTACCCGGAAGGCATGCCGGTGCGCGACGCGCGCCCAGAGCCCGCGCCGGTTTTCGTGGGCGACAACGATTTGCAGCCGGAGGATCTCTGAATGGCGACGTCCGGCACGACCAGCAGCACGCTTACCGTCCGCGAGGTGATCGACCTCGCCTGCGAAGAGCTTGGCATCCTCGCCATGGGCGACACGCTGGACGCGACCGTTGCTGAGCGCGCGATGACGCGCCTCAACTGGATGCTGAAGACCTGGCAGGCGGACGGCCTGACGAACGGGTGGCGCATCGAGGACGTCTCGATCACCTGGCCGGCTGACACGGCCACGGCCACCCTGGACACCAACTACCTCGACCTCGAAAATGTCCGCCGCAGCATCTCGGGCATTGAGACGCCCCTGGAGCGGTTCGACGCTGACGAGTACGCGCAGCTGCCGAACAAGGCCGCGACGGGCGTGCCGAACAGCTACGTGGTCAAGAAGACCCGCGACACGCTCTCGGTGAGCCTCTGGCCTGTGCCGACCGCGGAGACCACGATCCTCGCCGACGGCGCGCGCATCATCGAAGACGTCACGGACCTCGGCCAGAACATCGACGTGCCGCAGGAGTGGCTTGAGACCGTCTACATGTGCCTCGCCGCGCGCCTGATCACGCCCTTCAAGTCGCTCATGACCGACCCGGCTTCGGCCAAGGCGGTCGAGGAGCGCGCCGCCACTCTTTACGCCCGCCTCAAGACCTTCGGGGACGAGAGCGGCTCCATCTACTTCCAGACCGCCTAGGAGCCCTGTCTATGGCTACGCCTGTCACCGGGTCGTTTACCGCGACCGGGCAATCCGCGACGTTCCAACCTGTGGTCCGCCGCATGGGGGAGGGGCGTTTCAACGTCGCCCTTTACGGCACCTTCATTGCGACGGTGAAGCTAGAGCGCAGCTTCGATGGCGGCCAGAACTGGGTCGTCTGCTCGAAGCCGGACCTCAGCGATGCCAGCTTCACAGCGCCCACCTCCTTCATTGTGGATGAGCCCAGCGCTGGCGTTCTCTACCGACTGAATTGCAGCGCCTACACCTCTGGCACCGCGAGCTATCGGATCAGCCAGTGACGGATCTCCGCGGCGGCATCACCGGGAGCGTTCGTGGCAGCCTGTCGGCTGACGCGCTGTGGACACCTGCCGCGCTCGGCTCGTCCCTGCTTGCCATGTGGGACGCTGAGCGGAGCGACCTGATCACGCAGTCAGGCGGGGCGGTGTCCTCGTGGCGGGACGTGGTGGCCGGCTACGAGATGGCACAGACCACGCCTGCCGCTCGCCCGACATACAGCGCCACGAGCTTCAACAATCGGCCGGGCATCACCTTCGACGGCGTTCAGCAGTTCTTGGAAGCGGGCGCGATCCCCCTTCCTGCCGGCGCTGCGCCTTGCGAGGTGTGGGCGCTTGTTGACCAGACTGCGCCGGGGTCTGACGCGACCGGCCGGCGGATATTCTCTTATGGTTCGGGCACCAACGACACGCGCGAAATCTACCGGATCACGCCGAGCGGCCTGAACCGACTTACGGCGGCAATCGGTAATGGGGCCACGCGCGTGTTCCCCGACTCCCCGATCGTGGATTTTAGCGGCCGTCGTATTGCGCGCATGGTGATCACCAGCACGGAGTGTCGCCTTGAGGTCGATGGAACTTCAGCAGCGGCTGCGGCTGTTGTTCCCGCAACTGTGGTTGCGCGGGCACGCATCGGCGCAAGCGCAAACGCCGCCACGGCGGCCAACTTCTACCAGGGCGGTCTGAGCATTGCCCTCATGACGGGTGCGCTCACGACTGAGCAAGCTGCGATGCTGTACGCCTATCTTGGTGCGAGGCGCTGATGGTCGATGTTGTGGTCACCGGAACGGGTGGGCCCGTCGTTGTCAGCGCGAGCGCCGCAGCCCGGCGCGATCTGAGCAACGTAAGCGATGAGGTGTTCGCCGAGAAGGCCGCTCAAGCCGGCATCGGGGTGGCGCTTTGGCCGACGAGCGTCAGAGCGGACGGCTCGACCAACGATCGCGCCGCCTGGACAGCGTTCCTCGCTGACGCCGCCAATACGACGCGTGATCTGCCCGCGGGGACGACGAGGATCGTTCTTGGGTCGGGTCAAGCCTTGTCTTTGCCAGCCGGGCTGACGCTTCGGGGGCAGGGGGCCGGGAAGACGATCCTGCGTCTGGAGACCACCACGAACGGGCAGTCGGCCCTGCTCCAAACGGGAGTGGGCGTACGCTTCGAAGACCTGACGCTGCATCTTGTGCCGGCAAGCGGGACCACAGGCGTCCTGATCGACTGGCGCCTGGACGAGCTGTCATTCCATCGCTGCACCCTGAGCGGCCAGACGACGTTGGCGGGCGATGGGGTCAACTTCACGCGCAGCGCCCAAGGCATCAAGTTCCGCGAAACCGGATCGCAAGCGGGGCTCAGCGTCACCGAATGCGATCTGACCGGCTTCAAGTTCCCGTTCCTGAAGAGCAACGCCGCGACTGGCGCACAATCCAGGATCAGGATTGCCGGCTGCCACGCCTACGCAAACTGGTCGGAAGACATCAGCATCAACAGCCCCGCGGGCCTGCTCGATGATGTCTTGATTGACGGCAACACGGTGGACTCACCGCTGCGCGTGCCTGGCGCGGCGCGCCTCGGCATCGCCATCGCCACGGGCTCTAACTGCAAGATCGTCCACAACACGATCAACGGCGACTTCCAGGACGCTATCCACATCGAAGAAGCGATCGATGGGCTGTTGATCCAGGGCAACAGCGGCACGGTGTCGGGCAACGGCATCTTCGTCTTGGAGAACAACATTGGTGGGGCTCACCACACCCCCAAGCGCGCCCTCATATGCGACAACACTTTTAAGTACACCGGCCTGGGCACAACCCACATCGGTCTCCAAGTGGTCTGGTCCGCCATCACGTCATCCCTCGACAAGAGCGTTATCCGAGGCAACCTCCTGGAGGGCTTCCCGGTCGGGATGGAAGATGGCGTTACGCCGGAGGCTTATGTCGAGCGGTCGGGAAACCAGGCCGTGAATTGCACGACCGGCTTTCGCCTCGTCTACGGCGGGCGCAGTTTCCGGGACAACACGAGCGTCTCGTGCTCAGTCGGCTTGCTTGGAGAGCGCGCCACGTCGCTGCGCCACACCTTTGTGGACTGCGCCACCTCCGTAAGTAAGTCGGCGTCGGGATCGCCAGTCGTGACCTACGACCCAACGTTCGTGTACCGGGGGGTCATCCCCACAGCGGGCGGGGTGGTGGCCGGGGCTATGATGCGGCTGTTCGGCAGCGATCGGGCCGACTTCACTGAGGCCCGTGCTGTAATCAGGCAACAGGGCTCGAGCGTCGATGTGGCGGAGCGTCGGTTCTCAGAAGTCAGCTGGGACGGCACGACGCTAAATGTCACGAGCGCATTCAACTACATCGCCGGCTCCGTGAATGTAGGTCTGCAGAACCCGGGCGGGATCCTCTCGCCGGTCACGAGCGACACAGACAACTCTGGCGCGCTTGCTACGGTAGAGGTAGAATTGCGGGGGTGTTACATTCGGGGGTAGCGAATTGTCCGCGCGCGAGGTCGATCTCGATGTTGTGAGGGGTTTTGCCATCCTGCTCGCGGTCGGTTGGCACTTCAACGAAGTGACGGGCTCACTGCCCATTGATGTGCTTCTCGCACCGGGTCGCATGTTCGGCTGGGCAGGCGTCGATCTTTTCTTCGTGCTCAGCGGGTTCCTGGTCGGGCGCCTCATCCTGGCCGAGAGCCTCGCAACGGGCCGGTTCTCCGCAGGGAGGTTCTTCATTCGCCGCGCCTTCAAGCTATGGCCGGTGCTCTACACGTTCCTGCTTGCGATGCTTGTCCTATCGGACCGTTCGTGGGCGGAGCTGCTTCCTGCGGCCCTCCACGTCCGCAACTACGCCCCCGAAGGCGCTGTCAACCAGCTTTGGTCGCTCTCGGTTGAGGAGCACTTCTACCTCGCGGTTGGCCTGCTTCTGCCGATCCTGGCAGCGCGCCTTCGTGGTGACTTGCGGATCATGGCGTGGGCGCTGATCGGTATCTGTGTCGCGTCCCCTGTCTTGAGGGTTATCGGCGCAGCGCTTGGCGCGGGCGCGCATGCGCTTCAGTGGCAGACGCAATATCGGCTGGACGGACTTTCTCTGGGCGTGCTGCTGGCCGTGGTGGCGGTGCGTTGGCCAGCGACCTTCGATCGCCTTGTTTCCAAGAAGAGGGTCCACGCTGCGCTCGCAGCCGCTGGAACGGCCTTCCTGATCGCGTGGCCCAAGAGCAGCGTTGTCGGATCGACCATCGGCTATTCCGTCACTGCGATCTGGGCCGCCGCCATCCTGCTTCTGACCTATCGCTCCGGCGTGGAGCGTTGGGCGCGGTGGCCTGCCCGGGGTTTGGCGTTCCTGGGCGTCTACAGCTATGCCCTCTACGTTTGGCATATCGCGGCCAAAGGCGTCGTCGATAAGCTAGCTGCGGCGACGCATATTGCGATCCCCGCGCCGGCCCTGGTCTGCGTCCGGTATGCCGCTGCTGTGGGGGTTGCTTACGCCGTGACCCGGCTCGTTGAGCGCCCCTCGCTATGGCTTCGTGACCGGGTAGCGCCGCGTGTGAACAGCCAGCGACCCGCGCCGACTAGCGCAGCTGTGACGACCGCGCCCGCAGGGGTGTAGTAGAGACAACTTAGAGGTCGCCCGCCTTGCGAGCGCCGCAGCGCACGCAGACCTTCACGCCTGGCCAGCTTGTACTGGCCCGGAACCGGTGGCGGCAAAGCAAGCGGATCAGTGGTCTAAGCGGCTTCAGCATCCGTGACCCCCATCGCTGATGCGCCGTAGCCGATTGGTCGGGCTGGTACAAGAGTGGTGGGAGGCCCGATGCCTGCGACCATGAAGCGGCATGCGCTTGGCTTGGACCGGATCGCGGCTCTCCCGCCGGAGCCGTATGCGACCGGCCCGACAATCACCGGCAAGACGCAGGTCAAGCTGGTCCCGCCTGAACAGATCGACGCCCTCTGCCGCGCGGCCTTCGCCAACGCGAGCACGGCGCTGGGATTGAAGCTCACCGTCAGCGCCGATGGCCGCTACCGGGAGTGCTACGACATCGTCAACGACGTGGTGCTGGTGCCGAAGTACCCGTCCAAGGCTGAGCAGAAGCGCCTGTTCGAGCACGGCATGGGCCACGCCCGCGGCGGCACGCACGAGCCGGGGCTAGGGCATGGGCTCTGGTGGGACGCGCCCTGGAAGACGCGGAACATCTTCGCGCAAGGTCCGGTCAACCCGCCGGCCGTGCAGACTGAGAACATCTTCCGCAAGCGCTAGGCGGCTCGCCCGCAAGAAGCTTGCGGAGGTTCCGCGATGACCTCTGTCCTCGACCACCACCCCGACTGCGACTGGCACTTCGACCAGTTCCCCAGAGACTGCTGGTGCGGAGCCATAACCATGCCGCAGCCCTTCGAAGCCTTCCGCCGGCGCAAGCTGGCGGAGGTCAACGCCGCATACGCCGAGTACCTGGCCAAGGGCTTTCCCACGGCTCCGTTTGAGGGCGAGCCGGAACCGGAGACGCTCCAGTGCCGCCACGACACGGACCGCACGAACTGGATCAGCCTGCAGATCGCGTGCTTCGCGACGCGGGACGCAGGGCTTGAGGGGGAGTTGATCCCGGCCCCGGGCATCCGCTGCACCTCCAACCGCATGTACCGGATCACCTACGGGGACGCTCTCGCGCGGCTGTGGGTGCTCTTCGACCAGGCCAACGCGGCTCAGGCCAACTTCTGGCGGCTCAAGGACGCGGTGCGGGACTGCCCCACGCGCCAGGCGCTGAACGACATCGACCTTTCCGAGGGGTGGCCCTGATGCCGGAACTCAGCATCGTTCTGGGCGCCTACGAGCGCACGGGCGATCCGACCCTTGTGGCCCGCAACCTCTACACCGAGCAGGTCGCCACGCCGGCCGGCGCGAAGAACCAGCTGCGGGTGCGTCCGGGCCTCTCGCCGCTGGCCAAGATCGGCCAAGGCCCACTGCGGGGGATCGCCCAGAAGGACGGGCTCTTCGACGGCTCGGCGGTTCTGCTCTCGCGCCGCACGCTGCTGACGGTCACGGCCGAAGGGCAGGCGACCCCGTTCACGGGCGCGGCGATCCCCGGCGACAGCTTGGTGGACATCGCGTTGGGGCAGGACGCGGATCTGAACTCCGTGGCCTACATCGCCACCGGTACCGCGCTCTACAAGGCGGTGAGCGGGGCTGTCACGCTGGACAGCAGCTTCCCGGCCGGGGGCGCGTCTTCGGTGGACTACATCGCCGGGTACTTCGTCGCCGTGCAGGCCGGCACGGACATGTTCTACTACCTCGTGCCGGGTGGCGCGACGTGGGAGCCGCTGGACTTCGCCTCCGCCGAGTACGCCCCCGACCCGCTGGTTGCGGTGCGAGCCCGCGGCGAGCAGATCGCCATGCTGGGCACCACCACGTTCCAGGTGTTCGCCCTCTCGGGTGACGGCGCGAACCCGATCACGCCCTATGGCGGGCTCAACTTCGACTTCGGTTGCCGCTCGCGGACCAGCGCCGTGAACTGCGCAGGCGCGCTGATCTGGGTGGACAACCAGAGCAACGTCCGTCGCTGGGACGGCGGCGGGGTCAAGATCATCTCCACGCCGGGGTTAGCCGAGCTGATCGCCAGCGTGCCGTCCGACGAGCTGGTGGCCTGGAGCTTCGCGATCCCGGGCCATCGGTTCTACGTGCTCCGCATCGGCAACGCGGCCACGTGGGTCTACGACCTTCAGGAGCTGGGCGACCGCTGGGTGACCTTCGACAGCCTGGGCCTGCCGTACTGGCGCGCTCAGCTCGGCTGCAACGTCGGCAGCGACGTGTTGGCCTGCGATGCGACCACGGCTCAGATGTACCACCTCGAGGACGGTCGGCGCATGGACGGAGCGGACGCCGTTCCGATGGGCTGGTCCGCCCTGGTGGTCGGGGCCGATGAGCCGCAGGCGATGGCCAACCTCGTGCTGGTCTGCGACCTGGGCGATGCGCCGCGGACCGGGCAGGGCTCCGAGCCGATCGTGCAGATGCGCTGGTCGGACAACGAGGGCAAGAGCTTCAGCGGCTGGCGTGAGCGGCCTTTGGGCGCCACGGGCGTCAACAAGCCGATGCCGAAGTGGAACGCACTCGGCACCGTCCCGGCGCACATCGGCCGCATCCTGGAGTTCCGCATCTCGGACCCCGTGGGCCGGGTGATCCGGGCGATCAAGGCGAACGTGCCGTGAGCGACGCGCTCTCCGAGATGTTCACGCCTGACGGCTTCGCAACGCCGCTGCTGTTCGCCCGCTGGAGAGCCAAGGGCGCGACGCAGCCGCTTCAGCCCGCGCTTCGCTGCCATGAGGCGGGGCAGGCGACCGATGAGTTCCGCCGGCTTTGGCCGCGCGCCTTTCCGACCAAGCAGCCGCTCCCGCAAGGCCGCATCGCCGCGCCGGACGGCCGCTTCACGCTTGAGATGTTCAAAGTCTGGGCTTGAGGCCCAACCCCGATCACCGAGGAGTCTCCATGCCCTTTCCCTTGATCGCGGCGGCTATCGCCGGTGTGGCGGGCCTTGGCTCAGCCGCCATCAGCAGCCGGGCGACCAGCAAGGCGGCTGACGCTGCGCGTGACGCGGCGGATCGCAACGCCCAGGTGAGCCGCGAGGCCTATCAGCAGACGCGCGCGGATCTGCAGCCGTATGCCCAGGCGGGCTACGCGGCTCTGCCCGAGCTGCAGCGTGCCCTTGGGCTCGGTGGCGGGCAGGGTGGTGGCGCTACGGTCTCCGCTGCGCCCCAGGCCCCTTACGCTTCCTACGTGGATGCGAACCCGGACCTCGCCCAGGCCTACGCCTCCGACCATCGCGCTCAGGGCATGAGCAAGGAAGAGTTTGGCCAGTTCCACTACCAGACCTATGGTCAGAACGAGGGCCGCCAACTGCCGTCTGCGCAGGCTCAGCCGACCGCCCAGCCGGCGGGCGCGCCCAGCGCTGCCCCGGCCGCCCAGACGCCCACCGACCTGATCACTGCCGAGCGGCCCGACCAACCGGTGTGGCAGGATCCCGGCACGGTTGACCCGTTCCAGTTCGACGCCAGCCGGATCGCCGAAGATCCGGGCTACAAGTTCCGCTACGACGAGGCGCTGCGTGCGGCGAACACGGGCTATGCGGCGCGCGGCCTGCTGAAGTCCGGCGGGGCCGTGAAGGGCATCATGGACCGCGCTTCCGGGCTCGCCTCCCAGGAGACGCAGAACGCCTTCCAGCGGCAGTTTGCGACCTGGCAGGGCAACGCCAACCAGTCCAACGCCAACCGGGCCTTCCAGTACAACGTGTTCGCTGGCGACCGCGCGAACCTGAACAGCAACTTCAACACCGACCGCGGCTTCCAGGCGGACCAGAAGCAGCAGGGTATCGCCAACCTCTTCAACCTCACGAACATGGGGCAGAGCGCGGCGGCGGGGCAGGCGAACGCGGGCAACATCTTCGCCAACAACACCATGTCGAACAACAACCAGGCGGCGGCCAACATCGGCAACGCCGCCATCGCCAACGCGAACAACCTCAACAACCTCTTCGGCGCGGGGCTGCAAGCCTACGGCATGTACCAGGGCTCGAAGGCTGGAGGCCTCTTCTGATGGCTGAGATCAACTGGGGCGCGCTCAACCAAACCAACCCCTTCGCGCAGTACGTCGAGGGCCGGGAAGTCGGCGCGGCCATGCGCCAGAAGGGGATGCGGGACAAGGCCTACAACATCTTCGCGACCGATCCCGCGCAGGCCGAACAGATCCTAATGCAGGCGGGCGACATCCGGGGCGCAAACGCCATCCATGAGCGTCGCGAACTGGAGCGCCAGCGCGCGGTGCAGGCCGACGTGGCGGGTCGCATCGGGCAGAACGATTACGCCGGCGCCCAGCAAGTCGCGGTGGCGGGCGGCGAGTACGACCTAGCCTCCACCATCCGGCAGATGGGCAAGGAGCAGCGCGAGCAGGTCAAAGAGCAGATGGGCGTCCTTGCCGCCGCCCTCTACCCGCTGCGGGACCTCCCGCCCGACCAGGCTGCGCAGCGCTGGGCGCAGATCGCCCCCTCCCTCTCGCAGCGCTATGGCTACAAGCCGGAGGACCTGAACCTCGACTTCAGCCAGCCCGGCGTCATCGACCAGCACGTCGCTGAAGCGCTTGGGGTCAAGGAGATGGTCGAGCAGGGCAACGAAGACCGGAACTTCGGCCTGAAGCAGGATCAGTTCGGCCTGGAGCGCGAGCGGTTCGGTGAGACCCGGCGCCACAACCGCGCCACTGAGGCCGTCTCGCGCGGCCAACTCGGGGTCGCCCAATCCAACGCTCAGCGGGGCTGGGCCGCCCACAACGCCCGCGCTGCTGCCGGCGGCTACGGCACGCCCGGTGTGGGCTCGACTGTCATCGCTGACGACGACGTGGAGATCGACCCGTAATGGACCCGTTGGAAGGCAAAACCGGCACAGACAAGCGGACCGGCCAGCGCGTTGTCCGCCAAGGCGGGCGCTGGGTGCCGCTCGGCAAGCAGCAGCCGATGGAAGCCTCCATGCGCAGCCGCATGGACATCGGCATGGCGCCCATGATGCAGGCGCAGCAGGACATGGCGTCGGCGGAGAAGGGTGGCGTGAACCCCCTGAATCGGGACTGGGGCGCGGCGGTCCTCGACAGCGTGGACATCCCGATCCCGTTCACGTCGGGCGCTGGCGGGCAGTCCGTCCGCTGGTCGCCCTTTGATCCAGCGGCCAAGGCGGTGGGCGGCCAGGACTACCAGGACTACACGCAGGCCTCGAAAGCCTTCGAGGCGCAGTTGATGCCAATCATGAGCGGCGCGGCGGTTTCGCCGAGTGAAGCTCAGCGGCAGATCAAGGCGGCGCTGCCTGAGCTGGGCGACAGTCCGGCCACCCTTCAGAAGAAAGCCCGCACACGCGCCATGATGCTCAACGGCGCTGCAAAGGCGCGCGGGCTGCCGCTGCCGTACCCCGACGTTCCGACGTGGGGGGTCAACACCACTCAACGCCCCGCTAGCTCCCCTGGTGCGCCGGAAGCTGGCGGCCAAGGCCGCGTCCGCACCTACAACCCCAAGACGGGAGGGTTCGACTAGATGCCTCAGGATATCCGCGCCCCTGACGGCTCAATCGTCCGCTTTCCTGATGGGATGTCGGACGAGCAGATTATCGCCGTGATGCGCCGGGAGTACGGCGGTCCCGACAACCGCAAGGCTTCGTTCGGCCTCGGCGTCTACAAGGGCGCCACGAAGCCGCTGGACAACGCCGCCATGGCGCTGGAGGCCGGGGCCAAGCGCGTCGGCATCCCGACAGATAAGATCAACAACCTCTTCGGCATGCCCTCTGCGGCTCAGGCCACGGATCAGCGCGCCCAGGCCTTCGCCAACGCGCCCCGCAAGCCCGGCTTTGCCGGTCAGGTGGTCGGAGAGATCATCGGAACGGCGCCAGTCATGATGGCGACCCGCAACCCCTTCGCCGTTGGCGCGGGGCAGGGCGCGCTGCTGACGGACAGCCGTACTCCGGGCGGCGTCGCGGCTGATGCGGCCATGGGCGCAGGCCTGAACTATCTGGGCGGCAAAGCCATGGACGCTGTGGCGGACGTGATCCGCCCGAAGGTGGCTCCCGCCGTCCGCCGCCTACAGCAGGCGGGCGTCGAACTTACGCCCGGCATGATCAAAGGCGGCAAGGCCATGGTCCGCGAGGACAAGGCCATGAGCCGTCCCGGCGTTGGCGACCGCATCGCCGCCGGCCGTCAGCGGACCCACGAGACGGTCAACACCGCCTGGGTGAACGAGGCCCTGAAGCCACTGGGCGTGAAGCTGCCTGCCAGCACCAAGCCCGGGTTTGACGCCATCAGTTACGCCAAGGGCGAGATCCAACGCGCCTACGACCGCGTCATTCCGAACCTGGCGGTGCAACTCAACGGGCAGCAGTTCGCGCAGAACATCGCGGGCGCAGCGCGCAACCTGAAGCCAGCCGAGCAGAAACAACTCCGGCAGATCGTCAGCAACGAACTTGGCAACGGCCAACTCGCCGGACAGAACCTGAAGCGCGCCCAAGGCGAGATCCGCCGCCTGGCGGGCAAGTTCTCCCGCTCTCAGAACACGAACGAGCAGATGCTTGGCGAGGCGCTGAAGGCCGTCGATGACGAGCTGACCGGCGCGATGGTGGCGCAGAACCCGAAGTACGCTCCCGAACTTCAGCGGGTGAACAGCGCCTACCGCGGCTACCGCATCGCTGCGGACGCGGCAGGACGGACGGACGAGGGCTTGGCCACGACCGCCCAGATGCGTCAGGCGACGCGACGCGGGGACTTCTCCAAGAACAAGGACGCCTCGGCGCGCGGGGAAGCCTTCATGCAGCGGTTCACGCGTGACGCCAGGGCGGTTGTGCCAGCGCGTGCGCCGAACGGCTCAGGCACGGCGGCTCACCTGCAGTCCGGCAACCTCTTCGCCAACATCAAGGGGGCGGTCGAGGGGTGGGGCTATGAGGTGGATCGCGCCGCGCAGAACCTAAAGATCGCGCCGCGTCCCAAGCAGGCCCGCAAGGCCGCTCGTTTTGCCCGGCGCCTGAAGGGCCCGGCGGGCGCGGCGGCGGTTGCGTCGGCGAACAGCGGAAACGACTGAAGGCCACGCCTCGCGCAGCGCTCCGCTGATGAAGATGGCTAAGGCCGTCGAGAGCGTCATCGAACATCGATCTTAGCACACCCAAGCTCGAAAGGCTTGGGCTTTTCGCATGAGGCAAGCATGGGCCTGTTCTACAACCCCCGCTTCCGAGCCCTGGACAGCAACGGCCAACCGCTGAGCGGCGCCACCCTGACCTTCTACCGGGCGGGGACCACCACGCCGGCCAACATCTACCGGGACGCGGACCTGGCTATCCCCGCCAGCAACCCGACCACGGGCACGGACGCCTCGGATGCGTCGGGCTGGTTCCGCCAGTTCTTCGCCGACGAGAACACGCTTTGCGACGTGACCCTGAAGGACGCGGACGGTGTGACGATCCAGACCTTCGTCGATGTGCCGTTCGTCGGGGCCTCGCCGAACACCCGCGAGCGTCTGACTGCGAACCGCACCTACTACGTCGCCACCACGGGCTCGGACGTGTCCAACGACGGCCTGACGGATGGCTCACCGTTCCTCACGGTTCAGCGCGCGCTGGACGCCACAGAACGCCTGGATTTCAACGGCTTCACGGTGACTGTTCAGATCGCGGACGGCACCTACGCCGACCGCTTCATCATCCCAATCTGCACGGGCCAGAAGGACCCGCAGAACCTGATGATCCGCGGCAACGTCTCGACGCCCGCCAACGTGGTGATGTCCTTCGCTGGCGCTGGGCTGGCCACCATCGCCACGTTCTCGGGCTCGCGGGCGCGGGTCAGCGGGATGAAGCTGACGGGCGGGGCGACCTCCTTCGGCATCAGCTCGCGCGGCTACATCGAGTTCAGCGACCTCGACTTCGGCACCCACAACGCGCACTTGCTGTGCCAGTACGGCGGCACCATCGCTGCGGTCGGCAACTACAGCATCAGCGGCGGCGGACAGTCTCATATCCGCGCCGACGCCAACGGACTGATCCGGGTGGACGAGCGGACCGTCACCATCACCGGAACGCCGGCCTTTGGGACGGCCTTCGCCAATGCCACGCAGACCGGCGTGATCACCTGCCGCCTGATGACCTTCGTAGGCTCGGCGACGGGGCCGCGCTACACGGCGACCCTGAACGGCGTGATCTACACGGAAGGCGCGTCGGCCACGTACCTGCCGGGCAACGCGGCCGGCTCCACCGCGACGGGTGGTCAGTACGGCTGACGCTCGTATCCAGTCCAGCGGAAGGGCTGGTTCGTGTGGACGATCTCGCTGAAGGGCGGCAGGTCATCCAGCTTCTCGACGATGGCCTGCGCGCCTCGGATCTGTTTCATGAAGTGCTTGCCCGGAAGCGAGGCCGTGGCGAGCACCAGTTCCACGATCATCGCGGATAGAGGCTTGTCGTCCGACGCCAGGGGCTCCGGGACCGTGTAGCCTGGCCAATGCGCCCAACCCCAGTCCTCGATCACGTAGTGGCCGCCCTTGGCGAGCCGCGGATAGAGGATGTCGAAGGCGCGGGTGGTGAAGCCGTACTGGTGCGAGGCGTCGTCAATCACGAGGTCAATGGTCTCGTCCCCGAACGCCTCCCGGAGGATGCGGGGCAGGGCCTCGGCGTCATCCTGCGAGACGCCCCAGTGCAGATGGACGCGGTCGGATAGGCCCAGCCGCTCGATGTGCTGGGCGATGGCCGGGTTTCCGTCCTGCAGCCAGTCGATCGCGACGATCTCGGCGTCTGGATACATGTCGGCGAACAGGATCGCTGAGCCGCCTTCGAAGATGCCGAGTTCCACGATCCGCTTCGGCGCCGGGAACATGTCCCGGTAGCGGTCCACGAACACCTTGGGCTTGAGCGCGATGATCTCCGCCGGGCTCGTCTTCTCTGCGTAGTCGGTCGTGAAGCGGAACGGCACTCCGCCGATCACGCCCTCGTGGTTGCTCGTCCAAACCTGCCTCATCCGGCGAGTCTAGCAACGCCTAGAGCGCGCCTCCAGCCTGAAAGACAACTCTGAATGGCCGACGAACGCCCCGACCTTGGGCGCGCGCCCGCTTGGGCTCGCCACCTCCACGACTGCATGCACGCCATGCAGGTTCAGCAGCAGTCCGATCGGCACTCAGCCGCGAACCGCGACATGGCGATCGAGGCCTCGCTTCGGCTGATCAGCGAGAAGCTGGGCGCGGAGAGTGACGATGGCAAGTCGGGTACGGGCATCGTTGGCGAGTTGCGCCGCACGAGCGCGAACGTCGCCTCCCTGATGGCTGAGCGGAACATGATGCGCGGGGCTCTCGCGGCGATCACCGCGGCCGGCACGCTGATCCTCCTCGGGCTCAAGTCCTGGATACTGCAGATCACCGGGCAGGGGCCGAACACGTGACCCTAGAAGAAGCCGACAAGCTCCAGCGCGCCTACGTGCGCAAGCGCCGCGCCTGGAACCGCAAGATCAACCGACCCTACGCCGGCCATGAGGCCGAACCCGATCCCGCCGTGTTCGACGGCGCTGACGCAGAGGAGGGCTGATGCCCACACCCGCGAGGACCGACGCGCAAAAGCTGGCAGTCAAGCAGCGCATCGAGGCGAAGCTGGCGCAGGGCTTCCGGCCGCCCGGCACGGCCGGCAAGGACTTGGGCGCCATCCGCACCGCAGCGGCTGAAGCTGTCGCCGCCGGTGAGTTCAGGACGGAGCAGGCGTTCGTCTCCTGCGCCAACAGCCTCGCGGGCGACTTCGAGCCGGACTGGGGGCTGTGGACCCCGCCGCGCTACCAGCAGCCCCACGCCACCTACAAGCTGATCCCGGCCCCGCCTCCAGTGGAGATGGCCCGCGCAGGCCAGCTCCGGCACATCGTGGCGATCCCAGACCGTCACCGCTGCCCCCGTCACCCGCACCGGCTGGAGTGGGACACCATCATCTGGCGCTTCCTGTCGGACGTGCGGCCGGACGATGTCGTGGACCTGGGCGACGACCTGACGCTGGACAGCTGCTCCCGCTGGGACCGCAACGACACGATCGCCGGCAAGGTGAAGCCCACCATCCGCGCCGACTTGGACCATCAGATCGAGATGTGTCAGGCGGAGGAGCGGGGCAGGGCGAAGGACTACAAGCCGCGCAAACACAAGCTGCGGGGCAACCACAACCATCGCCTCTGGCTCTACGAGAACAACAACCCCGAGACCCAAGGCGCGCTGACCCAGCAGTACCTCGAGACCCTGGCCCAGTTCGGCTGGCGCGAGTACGGGTTCGGCGAGATCCTGACGCTGTCGGGCGTCGGCTTCACCCACGCGCCGTTCAACGGCATGGGCAAGCCGATGGGGGGAAAGACCGCCACGCACCGCGCGGGAGCCCTTCTAACAGCTCCGCTGGTCCACGGCCACACCCACTCGTTCGAAGTCCACAACGCGGCCAAGCTGGGGCTCATCGACAAGATCACCGTCGTGCAGGCCGGCTGCGCTCTGCCCCCGGGCGAGGTGGAGCACTACGCCCAGCACTCGCCCACCGGCTGGAGCTACGGCGTGGTCGATATGTGGGTGCAGGACGGCGAGATCCTGGACCTGTCCTTCCGCTCGCTGGAGCGCCTGCGGGCGATCTACTCCGACGACGGCGCTGACATTAAGCGCGTCGCCTAACCCACTCACATTGCGAGGCTACAATGGCCGCAGCGAACTTCGACCGCTGCCTGGGCGCAGTGCTGCGCCATGAGGGCGGTTATGTGGACGATCCCCGAGACAACGGCGGAGCCACCAACAAAGGCGTCACCCTCGCCACGCTGAAAGAGGCGAAGGTGGATCTCGACGGCGATGGGGACACCGACAAGGCGGACCTGAAGCGCCTGACCGACAAGGACGCGGGCAAGATCTACAAGGCCCGCTACTGGAACACGGTCCACGGCGACGAGCTGCCGTCCGGCCTCGACTACATGCTGTTCGACGCCTCGGTGAACCATGGCCCCGCCAGAGCCCGCAGATGGCTTCAGCAGGCCCTTGGCGTGTCGGTTGATGGGGTTCTGGGTCCGAAGACCTTTGCGGCCCTCCGCGCGGCTTCTGCGGCTGCTCTGCTGGCCAAGATCGCCGGCTATCGGGAAGCCCTCTACCGCAACCACGAAGACTTCGACCGGTTCGGGCGCGGCTGGATGCGCCGGCTCACGGACGTGTCCCGTGTCGCCTCGCAGATGCTGGCGTAACCGCCTCCTGTCCGCCCGCTACGCCGGGTCGATCCTCCTCCTGGCTGGGCTGATCGGCCTGGCAATCCTCCTCCCTAAGATCGGAGCCTATCTGATGCGTAGACTGCCTCTTCTGGCGGCTGTGGCCGCTTGCGTGCTGGTTTCCGGGTGTGCGTCCAGCTCTCAGCTGGGCGAACGTGCTCTCGGGAATTTGGAGTTCTGCGAGCGCTCCTACACCGCCATGATCGGCGGGTTCGGAAACAACTCCGGGTCGCTGAACATCCGCTGCCCCGCAAAGCCCTTCGCTCCTGCCGTTCCGATGGTGGCGGAAGCGGAATGACCTGCGAGGTGCTGCCGGTCGTCGTCAACGGCAAGGCCCCCGGCGTCCTCCCAGCTTGCCCGCTGCCGGGCCAGGCGAGGGACGGTCGCCCGCTTTACGTCCTGACGCGGCCCATCCGCTACCATACCCGCTTCGGGGTGGTGACGGTTCCCCGGGGCTATGTGACCGACTGCGCCAGCGTGCCGCGTGTGGCGGCTTGGCGGATCGGGCCCCTCGACAAGCACGCTTGGGCCGCTGTCCTTCACGATTGGCTCTACGCCATCGGCGAGCCCGGCAAGAAGGAGATGGCGGACACCGCGTTCGAGGACCAGATGCGGGCGGACGGGGTGTTCTCCCTGCGCCGGGAGCTGATGCACTCGGCCGTCGTCGTTGGCGGGGGCGGGGGCTACAAGAAGGCTCCGACGTGGTGGAAGACCGAGAACTTCGCGGACCCGGAGACCGGTGAGCGCGTGGCCCCGCCGTTTAAGCGGGAGGCGGCGTTTGTGGGTCAGCCGTTCGGGATGATCGCCGCGTAGCACTCGCTTTGATCAGCGCCGCATCAATCAGGAGCCCGCGTCCCCGGTGCAGGGGGCGCGGGCTTTTGCTATTTCCGGCCATGGACGAAACGGAACTGCGCCTAGCCGCGCTTGAACTGCTGATGATGGAACTCCTCGCCATCATCCCACCGGATAGACTGGCGGCTCTGGAGGAGAACACCCGCCAAGGCTTGCCTCAGAAGGGCGAGCCCGGCGACGGCGGAGACGAGCAGACGATCCGGCTTCAGGCCTTGCAGATCGTAGCTGACGCGAAGCTCCGCGGTGTCCTGTTCACTCCGACGTCTCTTGGCGCTCCGAAGGGCTCGGCATAACCAGTTCCTCCAGCTCCAGAAACGCCACGTTCATCACCAGCCTATGGTTCAGCTCATCCTTGAACTCGGAGAGCCTGATCTGCTGGACAAGGTGTCTCGCGGCCATGGCTAAGGCGTCGTCTCTCATCTGGACCGCCATTCCTTCACCAGCTCGGTAAGGACGCGCTGAGCCAGGTTCTCGGGCTTGGATCTGCCTAGGGGGACGAGACGGCTGCCATAAGCACCCCCGACGCACAGCTTCCCATCAGGCCGAAGCTGCCAGTCGCCGGTCCACCTCTTGCCGGCCATCTCGATTGAGACTTGGTGGAAGCGTTCTGCGTCCATGGCCGAGTCAACGACTCTGGCGGGCAGGGGTTCAGCGAGCCGGAGGAGAGGACGACCGAGTTTGGCGACCCAGGACCGTCCCCTCTCTCCCCATCAACGACGCTTCCACGTGCGCTGACCGCCGGTTGCGAGCTGCTGGGCTCCGGCATTCCCCTTCGTACTGGCTCGCTCAGTAGGCGCGGTTCAACGGATAGATATCCGCGCCCGGCACGTCTCAACCACCCCGTGGGGTGGAAGCGCCGTCGTGCAACGTCAGAACACTACCCCAACCGGAGCCGTTCAGCAACACGAAACCGCCGCCTCGTAACACGGAATTGGTTGCGGAGTCGAGGCCCCAATGGCATAGTGTTGGTATGGAAAAGCAAGCCGCCTACACCAAACCCGCGCCGGTCTATCCGGGGTACGTGAACGTGACCCGCGATGCCGCCGACAACTTCACGATCACCGTTCGGGGCGACGCCCGTGAAAGCGGCCCCGGTGCACTGGCGAGCCTTACGCTGTCGGAGAGCGAGTGGCGCGACTTTCGCGCTGAGCTTGCGGGCCGCCTGTGAGCCATTCCCACGACCACTTCTGCGCCAAGGGGCGGTTCTGGTCGGCTGAGTGCACTTGCGGCGCAGACGAGACGCGGCAGATCGTGCGTGAGGTATCCGATGGATTTCGGCGCGATCTCAGTCAGGCCCGCGAGTGGTTTGAGCGGCGTGTCGCGCTAGAAGGTGACTGCGAGATTGGCGCGGGCTGGTCGCCGCTCCCCGAGCCTCCGAAGGCCTAATCCCTGGCGAGCAAATCCGGCAACCTCGCCACGTTCACCGCAACCCGCCTAGCCTCTTCCTTCGTCAGCTGGACGGCTGCACCAAGCCTTGGCTCAGCTGTGAAGTAGTGCCAGCTAACAGCGATCCCATTCGCATCCTTCACGACAAAGCACTCTTCCAGCTCTTCAACCGTCCAGGGCTTTGGTAGGCGTCTGACTTCCATCCCCGCCAGAAAGCAGGAGCGGGACGGGATGGCGAGTCAGGGTTGGAGCTTCTGTCTTCGCGTGGCGTCCCCGGCCTCATAGGGGCGTGCGAAGCGGCCCGCCAGGAAGTGGCAGTAGGGCTCCGGCACACCGTAGAAGAACCAGCGCGGCGGCTGGGGCCTAAACCGGTCCAGGCGCTTCCAATCCACTTCCTCACGCATCAGCAGGGCTCCTCATCGTTCAGGGTGGCGGGCTCCACCAGGCCGCCGAAGTCCCACTCCATGATGAGGTAGTTGATTGCGCTGATGTCGCGCTCGGTCGGTTGGCGACCCGGCGGAGGTATCCACTCCCAGCCCCGCGTCAGCGTGTAGCCGGCCGCCTTGAGATGCGCCTGGGCGTTGAAGTCGCCGCCGTCATCCGGCCCGGCATCGCACCATTCGGCGTGAAGTTCAGGCGGTCCGCTCGGCAT